ACTGGTAAAACAAGTTTGGCTAAGCTAATTACAAATACTTTTGAGTTTGAGATGTTATATATAAACGCATCTGATGAAAATTCAGTAGATATAATTAGAGAAAAAATTAAGTCTTTTGTAAGCACTATTAGCTTTAATAAATTTAAAGTAGTTATTTTAGATGAAGCAGATTATACGACAATAAATGCTCAAGCAGCTTTACGTAACTTAATGGAAACATTTAGTAATCATGCAAGATTTATTTTAACATGTAATTACATAGATAGGATTATTCCAGCTATACAAAGTAGATGTCAATCATTTCAAATTATACCGCCGAACAAAAAAGAAGTTGCAGAGCGAATAGTAAAAATACTGAACAATGAAAATATTATTTTTGATATTAAAGATGTAGCTGTATTTGTAAATGAAGGATATCCTGATATTAGAAAAGTAATTAATTTATGTCAACAGCATTCAATAAACGGAGAACTAGTACCTGATAAGACTGTTTCTTCAAGAAAAGCATATACATTACAATGTATTGATATATTAAAAACAGAATCTAATCCAAAGGAAGCATTTACTAAGCTACGTCAATTAATTGCAGATTCTAAAATAAAGGACTTTGCAGATTTATTTAGAGTATTGTATGATGAAATAGATTCTTACGGAACAGGTCATATAGGAGCTATTATATTAATAATCGCAGAATATCAGTATAAAGATTCTTTTTCTGTTAATAAAGATATAAACATAGCTGCGATGTTCGCTCAAATAATTTCAGAACTTAATAAAAAATAAAATGAACTTATCAAAATCACAAAATACAAATCAAAGAGGTCAAGGATTAAATATTAATATATCAGAACAACCTACTTATGTATGTGGGATAGAACTAGAAGATAATGTATTATGCGAAGGCGATACATTTTTTCCTGTAGTATTTTTTAAAACATTGTCTGCTTTAATATCACCTTCAGGAGCTGAAGAAATTGTGCCCGTTCAAACTTTTAGATGTAGTTCATGCGGCTCAATTCCTAATCACGAAATATTCCCTAAACCATAATGGCAACAACAGTCTTTGATCTCGTAAAAATAATGACGTCAACCGAAAGACGTTGGGTTGATTTAACTGAAGAAGAAAAGAAAGCAACGGAGCCTTATATGATTATAATGATCTTATCAATGCATCCAGATCTTTTAGATATTTGTAATGAATTTCAAAGATACGCTATTTCTTCCCAGTTAACTCCTAAAGAAGTATATGGCTTTTTTAACGACGTATTGCCCAAGAAAAGTTATTATAGTACTTGGATAAAGAATAAAAAAGAAAGTTCGTATAATGAGCTATTAATGGGTATATTTGCTAAAGAATATGTATGTTCCCGCTCGCAGGCTGAGGAATATTTGGATTTATTGTTTAACACTAATAATCTTGAAGGGGTTGTAAAGGTTGTAAGTAAATACGGATATTCTGAAGCAGAAGTCGAGGCGATTATTTTAAATAAGCCATTACCTAAATCAAAGCCAAAAAAAGTAACTACATCATCAAAAAAGAAATCAACAAAATGATAAAATATATTTTAGTATTTATAACAATGGCATTGACAGATTATTTTTGGGGTGTATACATTAAATCTATAACCTTTGGATATCCAATGCGAGCAGCCATATATGGCGCGTTTATTATGTTGTGCGGAGCATTTACTGCTATAAGTTATATTTCAGATCATTGGGCATTAATACCTGCAGTAATCGGAGGTATGTTAGGAACATATTTGTCTGTTAAATACAATAAACATTAAATGGGAGAACAAACTAAGAAAAATTCAATTATAGAAAGTATTACTAATACATTAATTGGAATTATAACTACTTTTATATTTAGCCCGATTATATATAGTATGGTAGGTATTACATATACATTTAGCCAATTAGGTATGGCTACTATTTTATTTACGATATTATCAATAGCTCGTGGCTATATTATAAGAAGATGGTTTAACAAGAAAACAAATTAAGATGAATACAGAAAATACATACGAACATGTAAATCACCCAAACCATTACAATACTTTTAGTAAAGAAGTTATTGATATGATGGTAGATATTTGGGGTTTTGAAAAAACAATTGCTTTTTGTGAAATGAACGCATTTAAATATAAAATGCGTATGGGCGATAAACCAAATCAACCATTAGAACAAGATGCTAAAAAATCTAAATGGTATTTAGATAAGGCAAAAGAATTAAAATCTAAGTTTGATATTTATGGGGCATTAGATCCTATTACAGAGGTAATATATAAATGATAAGATAATAATGAAATATAATACTATAATTATATCTGATTTACATTTAGGAAGTAAGGCATCTAGAAAAGACGACATCTTAGGATTCTTAGAAAATCTTGAAACTAATACATTAATATTAAATGGTGATATAATTGATGGTTGGTCTTTAGCTCGCGGGTCTAAATGGACTAAAAAAGATTCAAAAATAATTAGAAAGATTTTAAAGATATCTGAAACGGGTACAGATGTTATTTGGATACGTGGAAACCATGATGACTTTTTAAAAGAATTTCTTCCATTTTATCTAGGAAATATTAAAATTGTAGAAGATTATATACATCAATATAATCAAACTCGTTATTATATTTTTCACGGAGATGTTTTAGATATTTTTATTACGAAAATAAAGTGGTTAGCATATATAGGGTCTATTGGGTATGATATTGCTTTATGGATAAATCGATGGTATAATAAATGGAGATCTTTTAGAGGCTTACCTTATTATTCTATATCTAACGACATTAAGAAGGGTATTAAGAAAGCTACTAATTTTATAAATGATTTTGAAGATAATGCTAGACGATTAGCCTATCAAAAAGGGTGTACCGTTGCAATATGCGGTCATATTCATCACCCAGCAATAAAAGATCATTATCTTAATTCAGGTGATTGGTGTGAAAATTGTACTGCATTAGCAGAATTAAAGAATGGCGATTGGAAATTAATAAGTTATCATTACTCAGAGGCTGTGAAATCTAAATAATTATAATAAAATAAATTTGGATCTTTGAAATGTTTTCCTTATCTTTAAGTATGAAAAGAACATTATATTCACGCGCAACCACAGGAAAAGTCCTAGAATGGACTATAGAAGTCGAATCTAATAAATATCGTACAATATCCGGATATTTAGACGGAATAAAAACAACCTCAGAATGGACAGTCTGTGAACCTAAAAATATAGGAAGAGCAAATGCTACTTCTCCAGAGGAACAAGCTATTAATGAATCAACTGCTATTCATCGTAAGAAAATGGAAAAGGGTGCGTTTGAAAATATTAATGATATAGATATATCTTTATATTTTGAGCCTATGTTGGCTAACAAATGGGAGGACTATAAAGACAAAATTACCTTCCCAGTTTATTCGCAGCCTAAATTAGATGGTATTAGATGTATCGTTAAAAAAGACGGAATGTGGACGCGTAATGGTAAAGCTATTATATCAGCTCCGCATATATATGAAATATTAAAACCTTTATTTGAAATTAATCCTGATCTTATATTTGACGGAGAACTATATGCAGATAAATTTGCAAATGATTTTAATGCTATATGTTCATTAGTTAAAAAAACAAAACCAAACGATGATGATTTATCTGAATCTAAAGAAAAAATACAATATCATGTCTATGATTTACCAAGCTTCAACGCTACATTTATACATAGATATCAACATCTTTATAAACTGCTTACAAATTACGATAACTCTATAATTGTTGTTTCTACAGATCAAGTAGATAATTTAAATGACGTATCTGGTTATTATGAAGATTATATTTCAGCCGGATATGAAGGTCAAATGATACGCTTAGATTCATTATATGAAAATAAAAGATCAAAGTCTTTATTAAAAAATAAGTCCTTTATTGACGAAGAATATATAATTATTGATATAGAAGAAGGTAACGGAAATAAAGCTGGTATGGTTGGTTCATTTGTATTTAAAAATAAAGCTGGTAAAATCTTTAATGCATCGCCAAAGTTTAATTGGTATATATGTAAGCAAATGTTAGTAGATAAAGATTTGCTTATTGGTAAAGAAGCTACAATTAAATATTTTAATTTAACGCCTGATAATATACCTCGCTTTCCTTATGTAAAGGCAATTCGTGATTATGAATAAAAACAAAAAATGGAACTAATATCAACATACATTTGTAAAACGGGTGACATAGGCGTTCACTCAAACATGTTCGGCGGACATATAATGTCATTAATTGATGATGCGGCAGCAGCTTATGCTTGTCAAATTTGTGACACATTAAGAGTCGTAACAATTAAAATAGATGAATTGATATTTAAAAAGCCAATCAAAGCCGGTAATATTGTTAAAGTATATGGCAATGTAAAAGAATTTGGCAATACATCAATTACATTGTATGTTGAGGTAAGAAAACATAATGTATATACAGGTAAACAAGAGGTAGTTACTCATACTAATATTAAATTTGTAAGAATAGACGATGAAGGTAATTCAGTAGCTATTTCAGAACGAGTTAAAAGTAGATATCATGATCGTATAAAATCTATAGGTAAAGGATTACTTACATAATTATATTAAAAATGGCTGACCAAAAAGAAGTAAGTAAAAAATATACATACGAAGAGCGCCTTGAAATGTTAAAAAAAGCTATGGGGCCAGGTGGATATGAAGCTGCGCTTAAAGACTTAGCTCCTTTTGGAGGCGGTATGAGTGAATATTACGAAATTTATAAAATACCTACATATATTAAAGATTAATATATAGTGAAACCTATTTATCAAACCAAATTTTCATTGTTTTATGCAGACGGCAAAAGGCTTACTTATGGAAATTGTTTAATTGCTTGTATAGCTTCTATTTTAGAGCAACCAATAGATGAAATACCTAATGTTTATACTTTTTACGGCTTAGATGATAAAAATGATAAAGTCATTGAAAATCATTTATGGTTTAAAGTAATAAATACGTGGCTTGAATTAAAATATAAAAAACAATTAGTTAAGCATTCTTTAACTGAAACTACTGATCAAGAATATGTTATTATGAGAGGCTTATCTAAGCGCGGCAATCCTCATTCTTGTATTTATATTAATAAAGAAAATATATTATTGCCATATTTCGACCCACATTTGACTTCTCAATTTTTAGATGAAGAACAATATTATTATATAATAGAGTCTAAATAAATTTTAAAACGGTTGGAAATTAGAATTGTTTTCTTTATTTTTATGATATGGCAAAGAAAGTAATAGAACCAATACCACAAAATCTTAAAAAAGAATATATTTATTCTGATGAAATAAGCACAGATACGTGGATTTTTAACAGTAAAGGTCAATTATTAGAAGTAAAATTTGACTGGGATAAAAAGTATCTTAAAAAGTATAAAGACGACGTTGAATTTCAACTTTCATTACCTAAATCCAAACGTCAATATATCAATCCTGAGAATGGTAAATTTGTTGGTTATGCCCGTGCTAAAGCATTAGGGTTTTTCGAAGATGACAATTAAAAAATAAAAAGTTATGATAATTACAGTAATTAGCGATACGCACACTCAACATTTGTATCTTACAAGGGACAAAACAGCCCTTCCAGGCGGAGAATTATTAATTCATGCTGGAGATATTATGAACTCTGGCAATAATTCAAAGGACGTTACAGAATTTTGTAAATGGTTTGATGGATTAGATCAATATAATAATAAAATCTTTATTGCTGGAAACCATGATCGAATGTTTGAAACCAGACCAGAGGCAGCGATGGAAATTGTTAATTCTTATAAATCAATTGATTATTTACAAGATACACAACTAACATTATATTATGATGGGCCTAATGGAGAATTTCCTCAAGATAATATTCACATCTACGGATCACCTTGGC